CGCCGCCGGGCGGCGGCTCCCGCCTCTCCCCGGATTTTTCGGTTTGCCAGGAGTGGATCGAGGAAGCCCGCGAGGCCCGCGCCGTCGCCGGATTGCCGCCGGCGGCGCTCGCGCTCGAGGCCGAGAAGTTCAAAAACCACTACCTCGCCAAGGCCGGACGCGACGGACGCATGGCCGATTGGCGCCTGGCCTGGATCAACTGGGCGCTCAACGCCCGCGCGTTGCCGGCATCGGCGGGCCTCCTCATTGCTTCCGGTGCCGGGCCGCCCGCCGACGAGGGGCCCATCGCCCATCGATTCGGCGCGGCCGGCGACCGGCTGTTGCGGGCGATCGGCACCGGACCGTTCCGCTCGTGGGTGCTCCAGCTGCGGCTCGACCGCGTCCACGACGGCACGGTCCATCTCGCCGCGCCGAGCCGGTTCATCCGCAACTGGGTCATGCAGCATTACGGCTCGCAGATCGCCCAATGCTGGGGCGTCGACCGGGTCGAGATCGCAGTGCGGCCGCAATCGACCGATGGCCCGGCCGACGCGGAAGCCCCGGCAGAGGCCGCGGCATGAGCGTCGCGGATCGGGCTGCGCGCCGCGGGCGTTCGGGATGATGGCCGCGAGGCCCGGATGATGAACGGCGATCCGTGGCCGCCGCAACCTCTCGCCGCAACCTCTCCGCGAAAAGCCTTGAGTCTGATACACTTGGCTGATGGATGCGGCGGGGCTGCGGGCGTGGCAGCGGCGGATGCGGTTCACCGATGCGGCGGCGGCCGAGGCGGTCGGGCTGTCGGTGTCGGGCTATTCGAAGCAGCGCCGCGGCGTCTCGCCGGTCGGGAGGCAGACCGCCCTCCTCTGCGATTATGTCGAGGCGCTGGGACGCGACTGGCTGCCGATCGCCGCGGCGGCGACACATCTCGCCCGCCTGGCGAACCCCGGCCGCCAGAAAAGCCGCATTCCGGACACATAACGGGCGCCAGACCCCAAGCCGCACCCGCAGCCCCTTCCCCAGAGCGCGATGGCCCAGGCCGCTGTCCTCGACCCGCTCGCGCTCGGTCCGCTTTCCGGGTCGCCGGGCCAGCGCCGCGAGCGCCGGACCGGGTCGCGCAAGGAATGGCGCCGGTCGCTCCCCTCTGCCCCCTCGCCCGCGCCGGAGCTTCGCCCCTGGGAAACTCCGGCGCCGCGCCGGCTCGGCCTCCTCGACCTCCTCGCCTGGGCCTATCGCGACCAGAAGGTGCACCGCTACCTGCGGCGCCCCGAGGACTGGTTTCTCTTCGCGCTCGATTACAGCCGCGAGTTGGGGGCCGACGCGCCGCGCGCCAGGGTGCACCGCGACGCCGCGCTCGTGCATGCCGCGGTCATGGAGCTGGGGACCGACGCGGCGCACCTCATTTTCCAGTGCGCCGAGCTCGGCGACTGGCCCGAGCGGTCGACCGCCGCGCCGATGCCGTACCCGACCGAGCCGCCGAACCGCAAGGATTACGATTATTGCATCGGCGCGGTCGGCGGCAGGAAGCAGTACGTGCTGCTGGTCACCGCCGAGATCGTCACCGAGATCGAGGAGGAATGGGCGCGCGACGGCCGCACCAAGCGGATGCGTCTGGTCGCCAAGCGGCGGGTGCGACACCCGGTCAAATACTGCCCGATCGACTGGCGCCCCGACCCGAGCTTCGTGCGCATGGTCAACCAGATCGCCGACCGCTTCGACGCGGCGATCGCCGCCCTGCGCAAGACCCTCGCCGGCGTCGATCTCGTCGCCCACGTGATCGACGAGGGGGCCTAGCGGGTAGCGGTCGAGCGGTTTGAGCGAAGCCCTCCCGCTCAAAGGCTTGACTCCGGAACTGTCCGCTTTAGGGGTTGACATCTACGGCCCCTACTACCGGGAGCGCTAGGTCACATTCCCTTTTTGCTTGACAAGACCGCGACACGTTGACACTGTGCGCTCCGCTCGAAATCCGCCCGCCCGGCTCCGCCGCGGCGGGTTTTTGCATGGAAATTATGCATTCCGGGAGGCCGGATGGCGCAAGCGCCGCTGCCCGCCTCCGCGGGCGAATCGCCGCTCGCAGCGCTCTACCGCACCCGGCACATCCTCGCCGGCGACTATCGCGCGGCGCTGCGCTTTCAGGCCCTCGCCCAGAGCGCCGACCGCGCCGGATACCGCGCCGCCTGCCGCGCCGTCGATCGTCTCGGCGGCGACCGCTTCGCGGTCCTCGACGACGTGCTGATCCGCTGCGCGCCGGTGCGCACGCGCGGGAAGCTCGACGCGCTGCGCGACGCGCTCGATGCGCTGGCGCGCCATTTCGTCCTGGTCGACGCCTGAGCCGGCGTCACACTCCGTCAAACGTCCGTTTGGCATTGTGACGCCCGCAGAATGGCCCGCGGGTCGGTTTCAAGAGCCGTGGGCGCGGGCTCCGGCAAGAGGTTCGTCGCCTACTACCGGGTGTCGACCGACAAGCAGGGCGCCAGCGGGCTCGGCCTCGAGGCGCAGCGCGAGGCGGTAGGACGCCATGCCGCCGGCGCCGGCGGGATCGTCGTCGCCGAGTACACCGAGATCGAAACCGGGACCGACAAACGGCGCCGGCCGGAGATGTCCGCCGCGCTCGCGGCGTGCCGATTGCGGCGCGCGACGCTGGTCATCGCCAAGCTCGACCGCCTGGCGCGCAACGTCCATTTCATCTCCGGTCTGATGGAGGCCGCGGTCGATTTCGTCGCCTGCGACAACCCGCATGCGACGCGGCTGACGATCCACATTCTCGCCGCCGTCGCCGAACACGAGGCCGAGATGATCTCGGCGCGGACCAAGGCCGCGCTCGCAGCGGCGAAGGCGCGCGGAACCCGGCTCGGGAACCCGAACCTGCGCCCCGGCTGCCGCGGCGCCGCGGTCCACGCGGCGCGCGTGCGGCGCGAGCTCGCCGACCGATACGCGGCCGACATCGCCGACTACATCGAGCGGGCGCGCGACCGCGGCGGCTGCCGCTCGCTCGGCGAACTGGCCGCAGCGCTGACCGCGCTCGGCATCAAGACGCCGTCGGGCGGCGAAATCTGGGGCCGCGAGCAGGTCCGCCGCGTGCTGCGGCGCCTCGAAAAGGGAGGAAAGACATGAGTTTTAGCCTCAACTTTGCGGCCGCCTCGGCCGAGCGCGCCCGCGAGCTCGTGAGCGAGGCGCACCTGCCGGACTGCGTCAAGGAATTCATCCTCGTCGCGATCGAGGGCGCGCGGTTCAACGCACGCGACAGCGCGGTGTATTTCGTCAAGGCCGACGGCCATCTGTGCGACGACGGGCAGAGTTACGCCGTCAGCACCGCGCACATCGACGTGCATACGATCCCGCTGCGATAGGGGCCAGAGGCCGCTTTTGCACCAGCTCGCCGCGATCGGCGTCGGGCTGATCGTGTGGGGCGTGATCCTGATCGCTTTGGTGAGGAGCGCATGATGCTCGAATCGCCGACGCCCGCCGACGCGCCCGCGCTCTATCCGCGCCGGCTCGAGGTCAGAATGCTGCTCGACGGCCGCGGCCTGGTGCGGGTCGACGACGACCACCTGGTCTATCCCGATTTCGACCAGGCGTGCCGGTTCGGCAGTCCGCTGATCCGTCCCGAGCTGGTCTACCAGACCGGCTATCGCTGCTGACATGGCGGCCCGGCTGACCGACGAGGAGCGGCGCCTGCGGCTGATGACGCGGGCCGAGCTCGCCGACGAGGTGGGATGCCTCAAGAGCCGGGTCGCCGCCTGCCGCGACGCCGAAGAGGCGGTCAAGACGGAACTCCTGCGCCGCGACCTCACCGAGGCCGATGGCGAATTGTTCCGCGTCACGCTGTCGTGGACCGAGGGCGAGCGGTTCTCGCTCGAGGCGCTGCGCGAGGCCAAGGGCGAGAAATTCCTGCTCCCGTTCATGCGCCGGGTCGCGCCGTACTGGACGCTGCGCTGCCACGCGCGGCGCCGCGAGATCGCGAGATGACCTGCCGTTGCGCCGAACGGCGCCGGGCGATCGGCCGGATGCTCCGCGCCGCGCCCGATGGCCTCGAGCTGCTCGACGAAATCAAGTTTATCGCGACTAGCTCGGGCGAGGACATCGCCCGCGGCTGGCGCGGCATGACGCGGATGACGCGGAGGTTGCGGTGGCCGGCGGGCTCGAAATCCGGATCGACCCCAGCGGGTTCGCCGCGCTAGAGCGGCTGATGCGCCAGGCCGGCAGGCAAGCACCTCTCGCGCTAATGCGGGCGATCAACCACACCGGCGACAAATGCCGCACCGGCATGTCGCGGGAATTGACGCTGCAGACCGGCTTGCCGCGGCGCACGATCGTCCGGGCGCTGAAGCGGCTGCGCGCCGGCTCGGTCGCCGGGCTCGCCTATGTGATCCGCTCGGCCGGCGGCAACGTCGCGCTCAAATATTTCGGCGCCCGCGAGACGCAGCGCGGCGTGTCGGCCGCACCGTGGGGCGACCGCCGCATCTACGGCGGGACGTTCACCAAGGGCGGCCGCTTTCCGAACCGCGTGCCGCTCAACAAGGGCGGCCAGGTGTTCATGCGCACCGGCTCGGCGAGGCTGCCGATCGCGGTGCAGAGATCGGGGCTGTTCATCCCCGCCGAGATGGTCAGCGGCAAGACCGAGGCGGAGTTCTACGCCGTGGTCGAGAGAGACCTGCCGGGGCGCCTCGATCACGAGCTGAGCCGGATCTTCGGCTAGACCACCGTGCGGCCGCGCGCGGGGATCTCCCTGTGCAAGTTCAAAAAGGCAAATGCACCGAGCGTCACCGACACACACCCGTGGCGCCTGGTCGGCCTGCTGACGCGAATCGAATCCCTTATCGTCACTTCCGGCGAGGGGTTGCCGGCGACCCCTCCGCTCGGTGCCATGCAGCAATTTATGACGCTGCCGGCGGCTTATGACGCTGCCGGCGGCATCGCCCGGCGAATGCTCGATCAAAATTCGGCGCCCGGGTTTCCGCAGCTGCATGCCCTGCGGTGAAATGAGGATCGCATGTCCCTCAGCCCGGGCGCCGATGACCTGGTCGTATGGCCGCGAGGCCCGGATTCCGCCATTCCCCTATGCGCCGCGCTGGTCGATGCGTAGGGACCGTATGTGGGCGCGCGCCTGGCGACGCTAAAGCGGCCTGGGGAGCGCGCATATTTCGACTGCGAAAAGCGCGATTTCGGTTTCGCCTGCGGAAGTCTCGACGGCCGATCTGGCGGTGATCCTGGGCGTCGGCGAGCGGCGCATTCAGCAGCTCGAAAACGCCGCGGTTCTGAAGCGGCTGGCGCACGGCACCTGGCCGCTCCCCGAAAGCGTGCAGGCCTTCGTCCGCTACCAGGTGCAAAGCGAAGCGGGGAAGCACACGAAGACCCGCGGGAAGGCCCGCGAAAAGCTCGATTCGGTCAAGGCCGACCGCGAGGCCCTGAAGCTTGCGATCGAGCAAAAGTCGCTGATCCCGGTCGCCGAGGCGATAGCCGTCGTCGACGAGCTCGTCGGGACGGTGCGCACCGGGTTCGCCGGCCTGCCGTCGCGCATCACCCGCGACCTCGCGATGCGCGGCAAGATCGAGGTAGAGGTTGACGTCATCCTCGTCGCCGCCGCCGATCGGTTCGCCGAACGCGCCGCTGCTCTACGAGCGGGCGTCGCTGTTGATCCGGCCGCCGCGGCGGCTGACGGCGGATCGATGGGGAGCGACGAACCGGACCTACCCGCCGAGCTCGGGGAAGCCGGGGCCGCGCGACCCGAACCTGACGCCCTATGTGATCCCGTTCGAGCGGGCGGCCGAAAGCGGCCTTTATCGCCGCGTCGTGTGGGTGACGGCGGCGCAGACCGCGAAGACCGAGGGCATCCTCGACCTGATCGGGGCGCGGCTCGACCAGCGGCCGGCGCCGCTGCTGTACGTCGGGCCGACCAAGGATTTTCTCGTCGACCAGTTCGAGCCGCGCCTGATGGCGATGCTCGACGAGGCGCCCGCCCTCGCCGCGAAGGTGGCGCGGGGCAAAAAAAACAAAAAGACCCTCAAGCGGATCGCCGGGGTGACACTGCGCCTGGCGCACGCGGGCAGCTCGGCGGCGCTGAAGTCGGACCCGGCCGCACTCGGCCTCGTCGATGAATACGACGAGATGCTAGCGACGATCAAAGGCCAAGGCGACCCGCTCGGCCTGGTCGAAGCCCGCGGCGTCACCTACGCCGATTTCGTCACCGTAATCACCTCGACCCCCGGCCGCGGCCAGGTCGAGCTCGAACGCGACCAGGCGAGCGGCCTCGATTTCTGGCGCGCCGCCAAGCTCGAGGACATCGCCAGCCCGATCTGGCGGCTGTGGCAGGAAGGCACCCGCCATCACTGGTGCTGGCCGTGCCGCCCCGGCTGCGGCGAATACTTCGTGCCGCGGTTTCGATTGCTTCGGTGGCCGGAGAAGGCGACGCCGGCGCAGGCGCTCCGCAATGCGTGGCTCGCCTGCCCGCGCTGCGGCACGGTCATCGATGACGGCCGCCAAGAAGAGCTGAACGCGCGCGGCGCGATCGTCGCGCCGGGCCAGCGCATCACGCCGGACGGCGAGGTGATCGGCGAGGCGCCAGAGAGTAGTACCTGGTCATTGTGGACCTCGGGCCTGGTCAGTCCGTTCGCGTCGTTCGGCAAGCGCGCCGAAACCTACCTGCTCGCGCTCAATTCTGGCGAGCAGGACAAGATCCAGACGGCGATCAACGCCGGGTTCGGCGAATGCTATCTGCCGGGCGGCGGCGACGTGCCGGAGTGGCAGGAATTGCTGCGGCTGCGGGCGCCGTACAAATTGCGCACGGTGCCGGACGGGGTCGCCGT